ACATAAAGCTCTTTTTCCTGCTCATATACTTCATACGGATCAACTTCAATCTTGAGCTTTCCATTAGACTCATTCAACACTTCTCCTACTTGTTTAGTACTATGAATATTAAATTCTTGACCAGTTAATTCATAGATTTGGTTGGCTATAAGGGCTGTTCTAAGGTCAATCTTTTTAATGCCTTCTAAAGCATATTTAAAATCTACTACTATACCCCTATTTTCCATCTCATATAAAACCCTGGTTAGTTTGTTCTCCAACTCCATTACATCGTCTTGCTGTGTCTGTTGAATCCGCATCAAGGAATGATAATAAAGCTTTTCAGTATACCAGGCATCTAGTTCACAGTATGGCCCAAGAACATCTACAGGAGCCATAGAAAAATCCTTGAACCACTTATTCTTCCTCAACCACTTCTTAGTGTCTTTATCATATGCAGCTGATTCTTCCCCATATACTCTAGTAATAGTGCTGGTTAAGGCAAGGTCTTTAACATTAGCTGGTTCTATCAGCCGCATCATGACTATAACATCAGCCCAAATTTGGGTTTCAGGACTAATGAAGCCTTCATTCTCAAGGAACTTAATATCGAATTTAATATTATAACCAACCAACTTTTTCGCCAATCCAAGAACTCCCACCAAATCTTTTAAGAGTGTGGGGTCTAAGTTAACTCCTTGCTGGTGACGAAACGGAAAATAATAAGTATTCAGCTTATAAGATATACCTATTCCACATAGTTGATTCTGGTTAAAAGGGTCTAAACCATTAGTTTCCGTATCAACTATTAGGGTACTATCTGCTTCGTCAACTAATTGTTGACGAAGCAAAGCAATAACTTCCCTATATAGGGCTGAGGTGGTGACTAACATTTAAAATAGGTCATCACTTTTGGTATTGTTGAGGCTAACTACCCCATCTACCGTGCCGTTAGTCAGACCATTTACCAAGCCCCCGTACCTACCTTTAAAGTATTCCTTAATGCTAGGCAAATCCCCTACGTGAGCTAGACTGTCCTCAGGCACCTCACTCTTCCTAGCCGTAGCTGCAATTTGGTAAGACGTGTCAAACATTCCTGTACCAGTACGTTTAATCCTCATTATTCCCTTATTCAATCCATTCCAATCATTGTAGACATCAACCAACTGGTTCCAGATATAATCACTACGCCCAAAAGTCAGAGACACAATCCTAAAATCCTCAATAGTTTCCTTAAACATCTTTTTTCCACCAGGGCCACTAACAGCTTCCCAATCATCATTGCGCCTGTCACTATGTATAACCTCATGGACGAAAGCCCAAAACGCAAACTTATGAGCAGGACGAGTACCCGCTGGTACCTCTGAAGTATCTACGTCAGGGTCATCTAGTAGGTTAACCCAACGACTACCAGAATTGTAAGTATACATATATATCTCATCCAAATATGGGTCACCTTCTTCTCCTGTAGCTAGGGCTGTTAGAAACGCTTGGTCACCATCCTTAAACCAAACTTCCCTACCTGGAAGATTAGAAGCACCACCTTGTCCACGGGTTTCTCGCTTTTCTTGAATCCTACTAATACCACTCATGCTTTTCCTCCTATAAAAATGTTCTTTCTTTTATTATACTCTTTAGTAATTCACTATCTCTTACATCTTGTACATCTTTATACTCCTTGGGTAATTTAATGTAGCTTACCATAAAGTTTGAAGAAAGGCAAGCCATTGCTTTATTTAATCCTATACGCCCTGCCTCATCATTGTCAAGACATAAAACCAATTCTTGAGTAGGAAGAGTTGTAGCAAGTTCTACCTGTCGTTTAGAAATAGTGGCTCCCAATAAAGCCACACTAGAAAAACCATGTTGGTCTAACCACATAGTATCGAGGGAACCTTCCGTAATACATACAAACGGTATTGATTCCATGATATGCTGTTGACCAAACAACAACTTAGATTTCTTTAGTCCCTTAGAATATAGATATTTGGGGGTCATATGTGGTCTTCGACTTATCCACCCCACTAAAGTTTCATCCTTAGTAAATACTGGAATTACTAAACTACGAAACATATCAATAGTGCATTCCCATTTACGCAATGTGTCCTTCGTAAAACCTCTATCAAATATCCAATCTGGTACATATCCTATTTGAAAGGGAAAACTCACCTCCTGTAATTCTAGAGTTTCCTCTACAAACTCATCAAACATATTAATGTTAAAACTAGCTTCATTCTGTTGGACTCGATTCTGAGCTTCTTCATAACTAATATTATAGTATTTCATTAAGAAGCTATACAAAGAACCTTGCCCACATCCCGCAAAACATATCCAGACTCCCTTGGACATATTTATGGAACAAGAGGTTACACTATCTTCATGGAAAGGACAATATATAGACACTTCATCCTTGCCTGGGGGTACTGAAACCCCCATCTCCGCTAATGTATCTGCCCAATCTACCATTAGAAGTCTTCGTTTATCTCTGTAATTTGCCCCCTATCTACTTCCCATTCTATCAATGACCTCCCTAAAGGAAGTAGTCCATCCCTATACTTCTGGTAATACACTAAGCGTCTATTATCTTCATTTTCTAACATACACATAGACATTACCACATCTGCTGCCCTGAGCATAGCATCTCCATACGCCACTTGGTCAGCTTTCGGTGGTATATAAACGTCAGCTGCATCCTTAGTGGCTTGTGTAGAGATAAATATAGGAGTATTAGTAGACAAACAAATGTTCTTTAGACCATAGAACAGCATGTGAGTCTGTTCCCACATCGCTTTATGACCTTTACCAGAATTAGTTATCAGATATATTCCATCAATTACTACAAAGTCTGGTACATACTTCCTAATAAGATTATGAATACTTTCTAGGGAAATACTATCTTCTCCTTCAATATGGTCACAGATAAGCACGGGGACATGTTCCAACCCCCCCAAAAATTCCTTATAAGATTCCTCATTTATGGGATTACCATTACGCAAAGCCATATGAGAAAATTCATATCCCATAGCATTACCCAACACCACATCAGTACGTAAATTCATCTGAGCTATAGGCATCTCTGAAGTAATAAGTAGAGTCTTAAATCCTTTCATGACGGCTGTAACCGCAGCTTGAACGCACATCCATGACTTACCAACTGATGGTCTAGCGTAAAGAGCTACGAGTTCACCTGGAAGCCATCCCACACCAGTACGATTAATGGTGGTAAATGGGGTGGGTATTCCCATAATTCCATCGCCCAGTTTACGTTTTTGGATTCTTTGTTGCCAATCGGTAAAACGATTTTCGGCTTGGTGGTTATAAAATAAAACATCTTCATCATAGACCACTGAAATATCATTAAGACCATGAGTAATTTGGGCTAGAGCTTGTTTAGGATTATCAGATAAAAGTTCTTTATTGGTCTGAAAGGTAGAGATAATATTCCGAAACAAAACCTGGTTTTGAAAAGTAGTAAGTGTATAATCAAAATTTATCTTCTGGGCTGCAATATTTAAAGTGGGAAAATTTTCACAAAGAACTTCAGGAGATGGTGTTTCACCATAAGTATCAAAATGGTTAGCGACAAACTTAAAGGCATCTCCATGTTTAGCGAAATCTTTGGAAGTATACTTAAACTTTCTAAATGCTAATCTATCCTTCAATCCAAAAATAATACCAGATTCTACGAAATCAAAGTTTTCCATGTCCACCCCACTATTCTAAACTTTTGCAAGAACTCTGTTGGAATCTCCATGTAGGTAAATATCTATTCCCACCTTCTTTAATTTTAAAGCCTCTTGTTCAGCTTCATCAAACGAGGAATAAGTTCCTAACATAGTTATTTCATCTGTCTTGCAGTCTACACTGAACACTCTATACTCTTTTTCTGAGGTTGTCAACTGGGATTTACGAACCAATCCTCCCTTAAAACGCTTTCTCTTCCCCATAATTTAACACTCCTTGTAGTTTCTCTCTAACTCCCTGTCTAATTTTATAAGCTGATTCATTTAAATCTTCAGTAATCTCTTCCATAGTTAATCCCTCTAATCTCAACTCTACAAAATGCCGTTCTAAGGGAGAAAGATTAGATTCTTCAAGCAATCCATTAAGTTCTATGTCTTGAGTAAATTCATGGGGGTCAGTTAACGCCTTTGCCATTCTTGATGATTGTATTACTCCACCACTCTCAGCAAGCTCATAAGTAATATCGAGAGTTTCAGTTAGCACTCGTCTTTGAGCTTTAGAAATTAATGTCCGTACAGTATTAATCATAGCAGTATGAAGATAAGTATGAAACAACACACCCCTATCCTCTTCAAATCCTTGAGCTGCTTTAATAAGAGCAATTCTAAGTTCTTGAGCTATATCATCTCGGTCTAATCCAACAACATACGTATTAGATACTATCTTTTGGACTTTGGGTTCCCATTGACTCATTAATTCATCATCTATATTCATCTACTCTCCTAAAAACTCCTAATCATCTCTCATGCC